GGAATCAGGCCAGCTAAGAAGGCTATCGCCAAACTCTCTGTATCGTTCCCTGTGAGGTTCACAGTCTCAGCCTGTACATTCCCCGTAGTGAAGGACTGGCGTTGCTGTACGGTCTTTTTAGAGGCCTTGGTGACAGTGTTTACTACACCGGCCTGGTCTACGTCTACATTAGGAGAAACCTCAGAAGACTCCTCCTGTGCGACAGCAAGGCCAATGCCTTGCTTGGTGGTGGTTTTACCTACCTGTGCAGTAATCCCCGGCTCAGCACCGACAGCAGCCTTAGCCACATCCCCAGCGATAGACACAGGGGACAGGCTTGAGCAGCCCGTTAGTGCTAGGGCTAGGGTAAGTGCAGCTAATGCTTTCATCGTGTTCTACGTCTCCCATTAGAGCGTGACTTGGAGCATCCCCCCGGGATACCCATAGGGTTCTGCATGAACTGTTTCCAGTCATCTAGCTTACGCTTCTCAGCGTTGGCTTCCTCGTCCACTTCCAATGCAGCGGTGAACATTGCCACCATGCCAGCCAGTGCTTCCACACGGTCATCGTGAGCCAGTGAGCCACGGTCTGGAGTAACATTGGACAACTGATAGAATAGACTGAACTCTGGCCCATTATTCTTGAGCTTACGGCAAGCCTTCATGTCCTGTTCAATCACTTCTTGGTGTATAACCAAGCGATGTCTCTTCATGACGTGATTGAGGCGGCCTATGATGCGCAGCTCCTTTTGCCCTGTACTGTACTTACCTTCCACGGCTATGCCTAACTTCTGGCGGTTAATCTCAGCACGGAACAGGGCTGGTACAGTACCGTGCCCCATGTTGTCCTCTATCTCTAGGTAAGTGCAGCCTAGCTCTGCCAACTGGGACACGCACTCCCGTATGTTGTCCTCAGTCTGGCCTCCATGATAGATAATCTGGGCAAGGTCGTGGATGTACGGGCCAACAGCCGTGCCTACATGGCACACCGATTCATCAGAGCCACCCCCTGCCGGGTCTAGGTAAGCCTTAACCTCTCCCTTGATAACCCAGTCATCAGAGACCGAGGCTGGGCTATACATATAGCAGGGGTGTACTGGAAAGTCAGGGGGTAACTCCACTCGGAACTTAGGCAAGGAAGACCAGTGCATAATCTCAGGAATGGAGTCAGAGCCCCCTGCCCACACTATCAAGTCTTGCAACTTTAACTGCTGCCGCATAGCATCGGACAGGGTAGTGTCCAGCATGAACTGTAGCTGGAAGCCATGCTCTTGGTAGTCCAAGAACTTCTTGATTAAGTCCTCTTCGGAGTACCGGCCCAAGTCTACTGAGCGGCCCTTAGTCCCGTCTAGCCCGTACCCTGTGCGCAGTGTAGGGTTATCCAGCATCTGCCTCTTAATGATAGGTGCGAGTAACCCACCGTACCGTTCTTCCTCATCAGGAGAAGGGAAGCGCCCCGGCCAGATACGGACTGTGTAGCCACGGCTAGGTAGGGTGTTGTAAATACTGTCCTTGGTCTGTGGCGTCCCCAGGTAGATAATCTTACCGTGGGTACAGATAGCCGAGAACTCCTTGGTCAGGGTAAGCAGCATAGCCCGGTTAGTTGCAGACATACCGTTGCGGGTAGTCTCAATATCATCTGCCAATAGAATATCTGCACGATTACCTTGGAGCTGGCCTGTGATACCTATGGACTTCACAGAGGGTTGCTTGTCCACACCACGCAGGGTGTAATGGACGTCGAACCCCTCGGACATACTAGCCCGGTCTCCAGCAGCCTTGTCAGGGCGGAGATAATCAAGCCTATCCCAGTTAAGAATAGATTTGACCATTGCATAGCTCATTGTATTAGCGAAGTCCTCACCTGCCGATACAATGAGTACCCGTGTCTTAGGGTCTAGTACAAGTGCCCACAGGGCGCGGGCCAAGGCTATAGTAGACTTAGCCTCACCCCGTTGGGCCATTACACATATATTATCCAACTCATCGCTGGACAGAAACCTGCCTATATCAGCTTGGATTTCAGTTAGGGAGAAGCCTAGCCACTCAAAGTAATCCCGCAGGAACAACTCAAAGTTCCCCTCGTAATGCTGGCGCATGATAAGGGCTTTACCAAAGCGGGTCTTTAAGTCCATACGTTCTCCTTAGTTCAGTAATCCTTTGCTAATATCGTCCAGTTCCTCTTGGGCCTTGGACATGAGGGCGGCACGGGCACTAGCCTTACCCCCCTCCAGTTCCGTCCGCAGCCGGGCCAGCTCGTCCATATCCTCGCGTTCAGCAGTAACGTTGTTGTCCTTTAAGAACTTGGCGATAACCGCAGCGAATGGGGCAGATACAGGCAAGGCAGCGGCCTTACAACGTATCAACTCATCCTCCATGACCTGTGCCAGAAGCTCATGTAGGCCTGCTAGATTAGCCATAAAGGCCCCTCCCTGTTATAGCCCCGTGATGGGGCCTTGTTATTATAGCGGGCTGCTCGACGTCTATGACGCAACCCTCGGACTGCCAAATCCCGCCAAGTGACCTGATGACAGCTCCAGTTACGCTGATGTCAATTGGCGGCAATCCTGATAGAGCTCCGGCAGTGATGAAGCACAACGCCGACGCGCTGCTAAGTGACCGTGACAAGCTAATCCGTTGGCAGAAGTGGTACGAAAAGCCCCTCAATCGAGGGGCTTTGTTTTTATGCTGAAAAAATTGGTTTAAAGCGTAACGCCTCATCCTGTGGTGTGACGACTCGTATATCAAATGCGCAGCTTTCACCATCAAAACCACTGGGCGCAGTGTTCGCGCTGACTGTTGCGATACCAACGCCAGCATTTACCGTCACCTGTGGCGGATTAGTTCCAGCCTCCCACAGTTTTGTCAGTGCCAAGACAGCAGTGGCAAGACCAGAGACTCCTCGCAGAACAACCCGATAAGCCGCTGCACCATTGTCCCCTGTTTGTGTCAGGGTAATGTCTATAACATCATGCACAAAACCACCAGTATAGCTAACCTCTAGCAGTCTAATCCCGGCCTTAGTCAGAGGTCTTACGATGTGGTATGGCCATACAGCGTCTGAAGCCTCCATGGCAGATGGCAGCTTAGATAGCGGGTGTATCCGCATATTTACGTTGTTGGCATAATGCGAATACCCGGAAGGCGTTGCATCGAAATAGACTTTACCGCTGGTGCCGCCAAAGCATACGTTGCTGGCATAAATCGGCTTCGTGCTGCCCATGTCTCTAATGACGGGCTGGTTGCCAGATATAAGCGCATCGTCAGGACTAAAAACGTTCGCTACGCCAGCGGTGCGAGTTGAGCCTTTATGCACCCACACCCCGGCATTATAACCAGCCCCTGATGGCGTATCCCGTGGGCATAGTAGGTTTCCAACCACTGCCGCATCAGCGCCTTGTGCATCTGATGGGTGCAATTGATCGCCTATCGTGATTTCGCCCTGCTCATCGTCAGGATACAGACAGTTGTTGTGTGACAACACACCACTGATTAGTACTCGGTTATATTGCTCACCTGTGTTCGGTGATTTAAGAACCCATGCTCCGTGCTTTTTACATCCATTAAACGAACTTGCTCCAACCACGGCATCTGAACCCCCAGCGATGTCAATACCACCGCCACCAGTTGAACCACTACCAACAACCGCTGCGGTAACTACTCCATGATTACTGTTGCTGTAATAATGACTGTCAGTCGTGTTTGCGCTAGCCATGCCAGCCATAACAACAGAGTCCGTGTTTGTAGTGCCTATTCCGTTGTGATAGTCAGCAGAATTACCTAGCATCAGCATTAAGCTGCCGTTTCCGCCCTCGATGGCATGACCGCCAGCTCCTGTTGAGTGGTTCCCAATGGCCTTCTGCCCCTTCTTTCCACCGTACATAATCACGGGGAAAAAATGAACATTTGCACCAGTTGGCTGATATGGTAGGAGTGTTGCCTGCCCATTGCCGTCAAACGACGTATTGATTACGCAACCGCCATCTGCATTCATCTGCATAAAGCTGTATGAATCAACAGAGCCGGAAGTCCCGCTGGCGTAAGATCCCGGCTTAACTTTAAACACTCCAGGGCCTGAAATTATCGCCGCGTCCTTAGTAATAGCTCCGCTTGTACCAGTGGGTTGTGCCAGCAGTTCCATATCAAAAAGACCAAACGAGGCGTTGCTCGCAATAGTCGCCTGCAAGGCTGCGGTATCGTCTGCAACTCCATCTCCAACCCCGCCAGCATCCCTAACACTAACCATATCACGCAAGGAAAACTTGTCGTTGCGAATGCGCAATGCTCCGGCAAGAAGATCATCCCGCAACACAACATCCGTGCGATCAATCCACCCACCAGCGCCAAGCGGCGTAGGCGTTGAGCCCGCAGGAACAGTTTTAGGGAAAGAGCCAGTCCAGCCATAGCGATGCCCGTCTGAATGAAGCAGCGTTTGTTGTACTGTCTGTAATGAGGCATACCCAGCAGCGAATGTGCCTACCTGGATATAGTCAGTAGAGCTAGCTAGAAGCTGGGCTAAGGCTGCCTCAGCATCCTCAGATGCTTGCAGCACAGACTCCTCTAACTCCTTAACTCCAACCACATTATCCTGTAACTCCTCTACCCGGTAACTTTCCTGGGTAAAATTAGTGTCCACATTACGGGCAGTAAAGGCTGCCCCTGTGGCGAACTTATGGAGGGGCTCTACTTGGGTTACACGGGACAGCTTAATTACTACCCCATCAGCCGGAGCCACTGCGAAAGTCACAGTGGCATTAGTCCGGTTGTAGGTAAAGCCAACAGTCACAACCTCCCCATCAAGGGTGACCTCTAAAGCAGAGTATGAGGGCATTGGCTGGTTAACTGCGAACACAGTCTGGGCACCATTGCCCACGTACTTGCTAAAAGAACTCATTTAGTCTTCCTCTTTAAGTGCATTCTGCAATGCCCGTGAGCCGGGGATTACAGATACAAACGGTAACATACTCATGGTTGTAGCAGCCAATCCTTTACCATCTAACTGAGCAGCTTGGTTAGCAGCCCTGTACATCTTGTCAGCATATAACAAACCAGGGGAGCCAAAGCCCCGCTGTGAGCCAGACAGGATACCCAACAACTCAGACCCTAAGCCCATCACCGGAACATACCCAAAAGCGCGTTTAACTACTTCCTTCTGGGATATGTTGGGGTCGTTGTTGATAGCCATGTTAGCGGCTACTGCCATACACGCCATAGGGTACTGATACGCCAGCAGCATGGCTACTCCAGCAGCACCGTCATTCTTCATCGTGCTAAGCAGCACCTTATTCTGTGCAGCCAGTGTGAATGAGCGGAAGGTGAACAGGAACTTACCCAGTGAGCTGAACTGGGCAAAGGCTGGGATTTCACCAAGCTGCATCCGCAGTACAGAATCATCAGCCATGCGTAACAGAGCAGTATTCATCTCCAACCATACATCCCTATCCCACTTGTCAGGAGCAGTGCCGAACTGGTCGAACTGCTGCTTGAACTTGGCTAGCTGTGCGCTTGATACACCGTACCGCTGCATAGACTTGATAGCCCCAGCATCTCCATCAGCAGCCTTGCGCACTATCTGGACAGACAGGGAGGCAATGGTCTTGGCTTGGTGGAAGTGCAGATACTTCTGGCCTGACAGGAACGGTGTAGCATCACGGGCCAGCTCTGCACGGTGAGCCCAAGGGGACTTTCCTACAGAGAAACCATCTTCGTATACATCCAAGATTGGGCGCATACGAATGTCAGATGCAATCTGAGCGGTCAGTACCTCATCCATATCCAAGGCTAGCTGTCTTCCTTCCTTTGTGGCTGCCCGTAGTTCCTTCCACAATGTACGGGCCTCCGGCACAGACCGTAGCATAGCTGCCAGTGTAGTGCCTGCTCCATGCTGGGCCATAATCTTGAAATAATCCAAGGTCTGCCAGAACGGGGAGGAGCCAAGGGCCACGGCCTGTGTCATAGCTGCCAATGTGCGGAGTGCCTCAGGTACGTTCTCACCTACAGGGTTGCCCAGCAGGTAATTCACAGAACCATTAAACAACTGCTTAGCCTCTACCTTATCAGCCGGGTCAGCAATAGACTCAGAGATTTCCTTCCAAGCCTTGTCAATGTCAGTCTGGCGTTGCAGGCCAATCTTCCACAAGGCCATCCGGCCAGATATACGGCGGTTATAGCTCTCATACAGGGTAGCCAAGTCATGACTGAATAAGTCCCCAATAGTCTGTGTACCAGTTCCAAGGGGCATAGAGTAATCCAACTTGACCCGGTATTTCAGCATAGGGGGCTTACCTGCGTCATTAGACTCTGTGCCAAGCATGGCAATGGCCTTGTCAATATCCTCCTCAGGTAATCCAGACCGGGCCAGCATAGCCTTCAAGGTATCCCGCGAAGCGTTATCAACGTGAACATTAGGCTGCTCAGTCAGATTCACTTTGGACTTGGCCCGTTCAATCATGGCATAGGCTACGGCCTTGACGGTATCCAAAGTCATGGTAGGGTTAGACTTCAACACTGAGGCGGCCAGTTGGTCACGTACAGCAGTCTTGCCCATTACCGCCTCAAGCTCTTGTAGCAGGCCAACTTGCATACGGCGAGGGACGTAGTTCTTGTTCTTCGCTGCAAAGCCTGCCTCGGCCATGCCGAAGTCCTCTAGGCGCTTGGCAACGTACTGGCCGTACTCGGCGTATCTGTCAGCCAGTGCAGCTACAGTATCATCAGGGGTTACTCGTGCAGCACCAGTAGCATTCCGGCCTTCCATCTCCCGCATGACCTTATTGTGTAAGGCAAGCTGGGCTTGGCGGTACCCTTTGTTATCCCTGAACCGGCGCAGCACAGACCAACCTTCACGTTGCAGTGCTTGCATGGTCAGTGCCTCAGCCTGTTCCAGCTTCACAGTATGGTCTGCGTACAGGGTACGATAGATGCTGGAGGCGTTAGAGCTGGTCTGCTCAATAGGGTCTGCCAGTAGCTTACTAGCCCACTCGCTGGCCTTATCTGACAGGCTGGACAGGGACTTATACAGACTCCACTCCAGCCGGTACCGGCCGGTGCTGGTCTTGGACACGGAATTAAGGCTGATGTTCAGTTCCCGCGAGATTGTGGAACGGGCAGCAGTACTCTCAACCCCTGCCTCCAGCAGACGGTCAGCGGTCATCAGCACGTCCTGCAAGGCAGTCCATGTGTTGACCGGCAGGCCCAGCAGCTCGGTTACCCGCTGCACAAACTCCTTCCAAGCAGACATACCGGAGGCAGTTTTAACTGTGCTCAAGTATTGCTGGAAGTTCGTGTTGGTCAGCCCCCAAGTCAGGAACTCGTCCAAGTTGTCAAAGGCATTGTGCTGGGTACTGAACATAGCTTTCTCACTGTCGGAGAAGGCTTGCTTGTCTACAGGGCTAGCAGCATCAAACTCTGCTTTACGGGCAGTGTACTGGGCCTTGGCCTTATTAAACGCAGAGTTCAGGCGGGAGTACTCTACAGTCTTAGCAGCACGGGCAGCGTCCAAGGAGTGGATAGTAGCGGCATGGGTCATCTCATGCAGTGCCGTTGTGTACCCCAAGTCCTTTAACTCCACTTGGATAGTACGGCCTGCGTCTGACTCAGTAACCACTGTCCGGCCTAGGGCTTTACCGTAAGGTGACTCTGCTACATTACCTACCCGTATACCCTGCTCAGAAAGGGCCTGTAATCGAGTTGCTACACGGTCTGCAACCACACGCATACCCTTAGTAGGGGCAAGGTCTACAAGCGCTCTAGCAGCGTCTGGGAGGGGTTTATTCAGCACGTGCTGTCTAATCACAGCGGTCTCATCAGCACTGGCTAGGAATCCCTTGTCACGGGCAGGGTACTGCACCAATCCGTCTGCATCACGGGTAAGAACAATCTCTAGCTGAGGTGGAGCAATCTCGTCTGCCCTCTTAACAATCTCAGCAGCATCTGCCTGTGCCTTCACAGCCTGCGTAGCGCCGTCCATAGCATCTTTGGCTTGGGTAGGTATAGTCTCGACTATCGGCTCCACAGGCTTGGCTGTAGGGGTCTCTATAGCCGCTTCTACAGTAGTCCCTTTAACTGGTGGCTTATACACAGCCATACTGGCCGCACCATTCACTAAAGTGTTGAGGACTATTTCCTCTGCGGATACAGGACGTACCTCAGTAGCGGCAGCAGCTACAGCCCCTGCCCCAGCAGCAGCCAGCACACCGGTAGCAATACGGCTAGCCTTGACGGCATGACCTGCACCAAGGGATACAGCATCTGCCAATAGATACACAGGGTCTACAGCCTGTACCACAAAGTTTAGCACCGGGCTAGCGGAGGCCAAATCGTACTGCTCACGCTGGGCAAGCAGGGCTTTAGTTCTCTCAGAAAAGCCCTCTGGACTACGGGCTTTACTCAGGTAATTAATATCATCAGGGCTTACAGGGAACTGCAAAGCCTTAATGTCTTCCATTGAGTTGTACCCTGCCACAGGAATCTCGGCAGGGTCTAGCAGGTACTTACCAATCAGATAGGTATCGGTGCTTTTAACAGCAGCTCCAAGACGCTCCACATAAGTGGAGTTGTCCCGGACTTCCTTAGCGGCCAGCACTTCCTTGCGCTGGGTCTGCTTGGCCTCAACAATATCTGCCAAGGCCTTGGACTGGAACTGCTCTGGGGCCAGTTGGCTAGGAACATAACCAGGGGCACTGGCCTCAAGTGCGCTTAGCGTAGAGCTAGTGTCCAGCAATGAGGCGGAGCCCCCAATCATGTTATCTGCCATTCATGGCCTCCTATTTAGGTAGAGCATAGACATCCCCAGCGGACGCATAGGGGGACTTTCCTTCTTTCTTGCGTTTGATGGCCCACTGCACAGCTTTATCTACAATCGCCTTAGTTGGGTCATTCCCTTCCAGCAAGTAGTTAAGCTCATCTTTGGTAAGCGTAGGCACTACTGTAGGGATTTGTTCCTCCCCATCCCCAAAGTCTACCCCCACGCTTATTTCGGTAGCTACACTACCACTACCATCTTTCATGGGTATAGCTCCGAAGTAGCCTGTGCCCTTAGAAGTACCGTCAGGACGAGTGCCAAATCCACCCATAGCTTCCAGTAGCGTATTAGAGTACCACTGTTTTCGGGTGTCCTGTGCCGCCTTAAATTCAGTGGTATTCTGCAAGGCTACCATCGCACTGGTCACATCCTTTGAAGAAATAGCCATAGCCAAGTCCTTGTACTTGTCAGCCCAGCTCACCCCGGCTTGGTAGCCGAAGCCTATCAGGAACATAGCCTGACCTGGGTTATCCATGTCCCACCCCAGTTTAGGGGCAGTGTCCTTGGCCTTACGGGCAGTATACCCAGTATGCTGTGAGAAGGATGTGCTAATGTCCTGCTCAGTCAGCTTTCCGCCAGCGCTGGCGTTAGGGTAGAACGGGGAGTTAAAGTGTACCCCTACCCCGGCAGTCTGGCCGTTGCCATCCTTGTACGGGGTATCTCTAATCCCTTCGAACTCCACAAGGGATTTACGGACGTTGTACATCACGTCCTCGCGCACCCCAGCAGTGTTCCGTCCAGAGATACGGACAGCCCCTGTAGGAGAACTGATTAACTCCCCCTCACCGTATACACGACTAGTAGCCCGACTTTCTTCCATGAACAGACGTTCTGCCTTGTTCTTGATGAGCCGATTGTCTAACACTACCGGTTCACCGGACTGAGTACCGTCCGAGTCATTCCAATAGTACGCTTTGACTTGACCATCCCGAGTCACCTCGTAAGTCACAGAGGTGTCCTCACGCTTAGGGGTAGCTTCCCCTACAGCATTGCCAAAGAACCCTGTAAGAGCTGCCTCCCCACCGGATGGGTCTAGCTGCATAATCTTCTCAGGAGTGGTGCCTCTAGGTAGAATCATCTGTGCACCTGGGGTGGTTAGAGTATCACCTACCCGCACTACCCGCTTCATCAAGGCGGCACTGGCTTGCAGCATAACCTCATCGTCGGTAAGTAAGGGGTCTAAGGTCAACGCATTACGAGCCTCCTCTTGGAGACCTACTCGCAAGTTCTCTACCTCAGCACGGGTACCCTTAGGTTCTTCACCGAATAAGGTACGGGACTGTATAGCCAACCCTGCCTGTGCCTTGGATGGACCACTCACCAGCCCCTTAGTGGCAGTCCAGAAGCGGCTTAACCAGCCTGACGTATCCACACTATCCCCAATACGCTTAATAGTGGATTCCTGCTGGGCGTACATGGCAGCCTTCTGGCCTGGGTTCATAACTTGCATTTGCTGCATCTTCTGGGTATAACCCAGTGCAGCCTGCCCCAAGTCTACCCCATTGCTAACACTAGCCACTAGGTACTGGAACTTGTGTGCAGCCTCATCAGACATACCGGACATATAAGCGGTAGCAGGGAGATAGTCCCCCTTGCGTTGAGCCTCAATGACTTGCTGGAGCACAGTATTAACAGCGTTAACCCCATCTTGGTCTAGCATGGCAGAGTCCACCACACCCATCCGGTTAATCACTGTGTCTAGGTACTCCCCTGACTTCTTGTACGCTGCGGTGTACCCCTGCTTAGCACCTATGTCTGCCAGAGTCAGTGCAATCTGCCCAGCGGTCTGGTTAGCCTTGGTACCTACACGGATAGCCGCGTCCACAGCCTCTTTAGGGGTATACCCCAACTGATTCAGCTTGGTGTTGTCCCCGTACATCAGGGCAGCAGCGGCATCCCCATCCTTGGACTTCTGTTTGTTCAAGGTCAGAAATTTAATGTCATCTGCCACCGTGTTCTTAACCACGCCGGAGCTAACCAGTGGAGTCTGGATTTCCTTGTACTGGTCCCAAGTCAGAGTCTGTGTACCATTCTCAAGCCCGGCCCACATCTGGGCATACGCCTGCATAGTCTGTTGGCTGTCTTGGTACCGGAAGTAATCCTTGGTAGCCCGAGTATCTGACCACAAACTCTCTCTCAGAGCAGGGTCTTGAATCAGGTCGGTGTTTAGCACAGCACTTACGATGTTGTACAGGCCCCGCTCATTAGCGAGTTGCAGAGTACTCTTGACCAGCTTGGACTTAGTCTCATCAGGCATATCCGACCGGTACACACTCTGCACCCAGCTAGCGGCATCAATGAGTTGCACTTGTGGGTCTGAGCCTGCCTTCACCCGGTCAACCATAGCCATAGCATCAGCCTGCATGGCCTGTACTTTGAGGCCAGTCAGATACCCTGCATGGGCAGACTGGTGGGCCTTGATTAGCCCAGCCTCAGTGGTGAGCCGGTCTTGCATGACGGCTGCACCATCCTCTGCGTTCAGCTTGGCTAGTGTAGGGTCTACCTGGGCAGAGCCTTTTTGCAGCACTTTATAGAACTCGTCAGGGGATAACTTTGCGTACTCATTCATCCTCCCCATAATGTCGGAGGATTGCTTAGCTACAGCCAGCTTAGCAGTGGTAGTCTGGAACCCCCGGCTGGTAGCGGATTGTGTCATCCATGAGGTATCTAGTTCTGCCTCAGATACGCCTAGCATAGCAGCCCGGGCACCGGCCAACACTGCTTGGTCTTGTTCACTCTGGAACTGTTTCTGGAGTATCCCAGAGGCGAAGTTCAGAATACCCTCCCCTACCTTGGATAAACCCCCTGCTGTTGGGCTAACCTGTCCAGGGCTAAATGCTGTACCAGCCACTTGGACTCGGCCTTGCGGCCCCTGTACGGCTGGGCCATTAAATTCAACTCTAGGCATGTAGCCCTCCAATTAGAATGAGAAAGAGCCTGTGAAGGCTTTCTTGTTGCTTGTGGTACTGCCTCTTGAGAAGGCCCCAGAGATACTCCCCCATGCCCCAGACAGCAGGCTCTGTGTGCCCTCTATCCCGGCGGTATTGAACAGGCCCTGGGCAGCCCCGCCAAGGATAGCCCCCAGCCCAGATGAGGGCTTGGCAGCGTACTGCATACTGCTTGATGCAGCGTTGGTAATATCCCGGATAGATGAGTTCAGGTTCAGGTTGGTAATCTGGAAGTTACTCTCGGTCTGGGCAGCAGACTGCACCACTTGGCGCTGAATATCGGCAGCCGCTGCTTGCACAGAGTTGCCCACAGTGCCGGAGCTGGCGGTACCCACTGATAACAAACCTAGGGCAGAGGATGCCGCCTTACTCTGGTCGAATAGTTCCTGAGCAGTCTGCTGTCTAGCCAGTCCCCTCTGGATGTTCACAGTAGAGATTGCCTGGGCTGCATTGGCCCATGTCTGGATATTGGCCTTCTTGGCCGCGTTCCATGCGGCCTTACTACTTGAGTTACTGAGCATCCCGGTTAGGCCACCCAGTACAGAACCAAACAATAGCGCTGACATTATAGCCTCCTAATCCGTCTATTAACTCGTAACACATAGTCCAACTGTTGCAGGTTCATGTCCCACACACCATTGGCAGAGAAGGTCACAGCAGAGGACTCTGTCTCTACTCGACAAGGGATTACTACCTTAGCAGTACCAGCCACTGGCCTAGCCAGTAAGCCTAGCTCCCTAGATTCCCAGCTAATACCCAGCCCAGGGAAGTCATCTGCTACTACCCCACCCCTATCCTCTATCTTCACAAAGAACTCTGTGGAGTACGATACTAGGGCCGTGTAATGCACTAGGGTAATCTTATTAGAGCCTAGGTAAGCCCCGTTCCTATCATACACCCTAGGGGGAGACGGGACGTACTCAGAGGTAAAACGTGTCCCTATGTATATCTTGGACGAGTCATATAGTGCTCCGAGGTATATCCGGTAGTTCACATCATCCCAAGACTTAATCTCCACTTGAGAGCCAAAGTACTGCCCCTCAGCTACAGACGCTATAGCATTGTCCACACCTAGCCCTTTAAGCACAGCGTACTGTGTAGGGTCTGGCATGGTGATGTACGGCGTCTCAGTGTCCCATCCTGTCGGACTCAGTAAACTGCAACAGTCAGCAGGCAGCATGTACCGGTCAGCTTGTACGTTCCCAGCCCCCTCCCGCAAGTTCACTGTGCAGATGAACGGGACGTACTGAGCTGAGCCCTCAAAGTAAGCAGCGGTTAGCACATTCATGCTATCCCGTACAAACCACGCAGCCAGCACTGGCAAAGGGAACTCCCACTTGTGCCAAGCCGACTGTTGCTTACCCTCCGATGTCCACAGGTACTCATGCACTACCAGCTTGTTACGTTCCCCAGAGGGGGCGATAGCCAAGATAGGGTTAGTGGTGGAGTCTGCCATGAATCTGGCAGTACCTTGTAGGTACTCTGGGATATGGGATGTAACCTGCAAAGCCTCGTACTGGGATTCAGTGTACTGGCTAGGCAGCATCTCCATCATACTGAAAGTACTTGAGGATGTGGGGGAAACAAAGAACATGGATTTGCCGGTCGCAACAGGAGGGACTGTAGGACTCATATCGTACGATGTACTGAGTACTATAGTGGCGTTGCTTGGAGTTATTGCAGTGGTGCGGCCCGGGACTACAGCTTGGTACTTCCTAGCCATAACCAACAGGTCTGCGTTGTAAGGGATTGCGTATTCAAAGTCAGCACCCCCAGCACCGGAGCTGGCAATACTGATGGTGTCGGAGGCTAGGACTTGGGCCACAGTCTCCCGGTAAAAGTTGTACGGGGACTTGCTGGAGCTGAACAGGACATTAGGCCCAGCCAGAATGCACAGGCGGCCCTGATACGCACCTAGCCCGGTGATGCCATAGCTTAGGAACTCAGGATCTGGGTTGGTGTTGTCATCCCCTGCCAGTCTCCCCGGCCAAGTAACGGCCTGATAAGCCCAGCCTGAGTTATCCTCAAGGGCCATAGGCATATTAGTAATTGACTCGGTGGAGCCCCATGCACCACACTCCACCCAGCGTGAGCGGGAGTGGGTGTACCGGTAATATGTGTAGAAGTTGGTGTTACCTACCCGCATAATAAACCCATCCGCAGTGGAGGGTAGCTTGGCGGGGAGGTTAGACTCTAACGTGGTTTCATTCCGGTTGGAGGCCAGCATATAAGTGCTACCTGATGTGGTAGTCACCGTTACATACTGCTTAGTGCCAAGGGCCTGCACATACACATACGGCCCTTCCCGAGTCACAGAGGCCAGCCCAGCCGTGGCTAGGTTAGCTATCAGCATGTCATACAACTGGGTAGCAATGTACTCAGCAGTGGCCTTGGCAGGGTCTCCAGCGGTAGTCCCATCTGGAGTCGTGTAGGTGGCTGTGTACGATGTGTTGTTTGTCTCAATAGTTACCTTGTACGCTTTGGAGAAGGCCCCTGCCAGTGGGTAGAAGTACCCGGCTAGGTCTGGGTTAATCCCTGGCGATACAGGAGCTACCGCAGTAGGCTTCTTCTCTTTGTTAGCCACGAATACTGTGGCCCCTACAGTGCTGAATCGGATGTTAGTCGGGTCAGTAGCTTGTAGGTAAGTCTTGGCCGGAAGCACAGACATGCTAGCGTCTTCCGGGACAATTAAGGTAACCCCTGTACGGGTGTTCACAATCACACAGACAGTACCATTACCAATGTCGGTCTGGTACTGGGCCAGCTCATCCTTTGTCGCGTCCACTGAGAAAGTAGGGACACTGTACTGGTACCGGCGGGAGCCAGGGCGTCTACGCAGCCCAGTCACTAGATCACACAGCATGTTGTTCTGGACAGCACACTGGTTAGGCTGGCGGGAGAAGAACACCTGTTCAGATACACCGCCTAACAGAGATTCGTAGGTGCCTTCATAGCTCATACACTAACCCCATAAAGCCCGTTCGTACTTACGCCAGCTAAGCCGTTGCCTAGAGGAGAAGTTACGTTGTCTTGAGTGCTCAGCATTGAGCAAGTCTAGTGCCTCTTGGGCCTCTGCTTGGTACATCTGAGCGTTACTGTCTAGCCCAATGTCCACACCATACGCCTTAATAGCAGCTTGGTTAGCCACTACCACGCGGGCCTGCATAGGCATGTCCTCAAAGGCTATGTCAATGCTGCGGGTGCCTGACACACTATCGGTAATAATGTCAGTGTCATTCAGGGTGTCATACAGCTTGCTGCCCAAGATAACGAATCGATTAGATTCATCTGCCTGGAAGGACAAGGTACCTGTCGGGATGTAGATGTACCCTGAAATGTCAGGGGATAACGTGCACCGCCAGTGATTAAACCAGTACCCGTGCAGCAGGATAACCTGGCGTCTAGCGTCTAGCTCAGACAGGGCCAGTTGCACAGTGGGGTGCCGGGTATCTACTGTGGTAACAGGATGCTCCCCTAGGGCGCGTAGTATGAGGTTCACAGCCTCAAGTAATAACATAGTACCTCCTAGGGGAGTTAAGCAAAGAACCCCACCGCCCTCACAAGTAGGTGGCAGGGCCGTGATAAGGTGCCCCTACCTCAAGGTATCCATAGTAGGAAAGTGCTCAAGGGAAGAGGACTTTAGCCACGCGTCCGTAGCCTTCGTTTGGTGCCTGTTGTAGGAATCGAACCCACGACATCCTCGTTACAAGGGAGGCGTTCTACCAACTGAACTAAACAGGCTTAAATAGAAAAGCCCCGTATGCTGCCTGAGCAGTCAGTGACGGGGCCGTTAGGTAACTCTTTATAGCTTCAATCAAGGCCCCTCGTTGGAAGGGCCTTTGTTCAAGCTAAATTACGCTTCGGTAGACACACAAGCAACCGCATCTGGCCGGAGCTGAGATACAGTGTACATGTGGTAGCTGTCAATGACAGAACCAAAGTCACGGTCATCCTGCCAAATCTTGGTTTCCATCGGCTTGGCCTCAACAGTCACCAATGCCAAGTCAGGGATGAAGGTAATCATCTGACGCTGGGACTGGGCAGCGGTAATGTTGAAGGCGGTGCCCAAGATATGAGAGGTGATGGCGGTGTTGGTAGTCGGGATACGCGGGGTTTCAATCACACGTACACCATTCAGCACTGCAATGCGGCGCTGTGCGAAGTCGTTCACACCCACACCCCCAGTGAACTCGACATTCATCAGCTTCTTATGGTTCAGCAAGACAGTGAACCAGTCCGGGCTAACCAAGGTCACAGCGCGACCTACATCAACATCACGCTTAATCAACTGGTTCAGGTTGTCTTGGTGGGCCTTGCACAGCACATCCGCATCAGCCTCAAGGTCAGTGCCGCCCAGAGTAACCTTCTTCAGGATACCGTCATTGAAGGCCGGTTTCAGGTGGGCAGGGGCCACGAAGTCAGCGCACTTCATCAGTTGGATGATATGGGCCTCGTCAAACGCCTTGGCTTGCTGAGTACCGATGTTACGGGTGTAGGTTGCGCGGAAGTCCGGCGCAGTCCAGTCATCTTGGAAGTCAATAGGCACACGCACATAAGATACGGTGTCTACAGTGACTACCAGCTTTTCAGACCGGATTGGGCTGGAGTCGAGGGATTCCCCGTACTTGCGGCCCTTGACTGCCACAGAACCGATACGGTCACCGCGCCAAGTATTGGACTGTCCTTGTACAGACTTGAACGTGGTGAGGCCACGCATGATGGAGTTGTACATGAACTGGCTTTGGATATTGCTGTCATATACTTCAAGGTGAATGTCCGTAGCAGAGGTTGCGCCAGCCCAATGTGGGCGGGCGGATACACCGTTATAAACAGTTGCCATGTTTTACTTTTCCTTTTGAATTAATAACCAAGTGCCCGAGCTTGGGCGCGTTGCTGTACCAGTGCTTCGTACTGGCTGTTGTATTGTGGGGAGCCCACAGGGTACTGCTTAGACAAAGCCTGCTCGGCCTTGGCGAACGCCTCCTTGGTCATAGCCCCTGCCCCAGTAGCCTGATTCCCTTGCAGGAAAGGCTGCTGAACGAATGGTACTGAACCGGACTGACGGGCAGTCTGGAGGATTTGTTGCACAGCGTACTGCACTTGGGCAGGGTTCCCCGAATCAACCATACTGGCTAGGACAGCCTGTACTTCTGCTGGGGCATTCTGCTTGAACGCGGTAACTGCTGCTTGCCACTGCTCGGCACCCCCGGCCATAGTGTGGACTTGGTTAACTACTTGCCCTACACGGGCATCCTCGTATTGCACAAGGGCGGTGAACTGTTGGGCTAGGACAGCCGCGCGTTCTGGGGCTACTTGCTGGAGGTACTGCATGTTAATGAAGGCAGGATTCTTCGCCTCCCATGCTGGGCCAAAAGCCTGCAATAAGTCTACCTTAGAGTCACTAGCCAGCATCTGAATGCTAGAGGCCAGGGCTTGGCTGGTAGGGTCTGTGAATTGTAGGTCAGGGCCATCAGTACTAGGGGCTACCGGAGCTTGTACCGGCACTTGAGGTTGAACCACAGGAGCCACAGCTTGAGGCATAGCAGGTGCTTGAGGCGCTGGCACCGGTGGCACAGGCTGAGCCCATTGCTGGAAAGGCTGTTGCACAGGCGGCTGTACCGGCTGCTGGGGTTGCTGCCACTGGGCATAAGGCGAAGGAGCAGGTGCAGGATTGCCGATAAAGACCGGCTGAGCAGGGTTGCCTTGGAGAGTGCTTTGCACCGGTGGAGCTGTCCACGCTTGCTGCGGGGCTGTAGGTTCTGGTTGACCCACAGGGGCTGGTTGTTGCTCATACATTTACATTCCTCCTAACTGAGTAGATAAAGCCTGTTGGGCTTCTAGCCCTTGTTGTACTTGTTGTTGGCCCTGCTGCATTTCCTGCTTAACCTCTGGTGGCGTCTTGTACCGAGAGAGGTTGACCCCGTTGGCTGAGAAGATAGTCTCAATCACAGCGGTTGGGCTTAGGAAGTTCTGGGCTACCTGATTAATCTGGGCCACTGCGGCCACGGCATTCAAGGCATCGCTCAGGGCGGTGAGTAGCTGCTGGGCATCCACAGACCGGCCTAGTGCGTCAAGCCCAGCAATAACCTCCAGCTCCAGCACGTTCTGCACGATGTCCGGCACCAGCCCGGCATCAATCTCAGACAGCAATACACGGGCCAATGGAATCTGGAGAGTACTGGCTAGGTTGGAGTACGGGCCGCCCAGAGTCTTCTCAGTCTCCCGGGCTACTAACCGGACTTCTTCGGCAGTAGTACGCTCGGAGTCCCGTTGGATACCTGAATACATGAACGCCCGTGACAGGCGCATAGTGATGGCGTTGATTTCCTCAAGGGCTTGTGCTGACTTGTGGTAATCCCCAGATTCATACGCCGTTACTGTAGTGCCTTGAGGGGTGTTAATGAACTCCCCACAATCTGCCCCGGTCAGTTCATCCTTAACCAACCCCTGTGCGTTAGTCAGGTGCAGGACCCGCAATGCCTCTTGCAAGTACAGGGCAGAGGACTCACTGAGCATACTCAGACGGGAGAAGTCCCCTGAATATTCCTCTACCAGCCCACGGGCGTAGTGGTCACCCGCCTTGAGGTTCCAAGTTGGGAACATCCAAGGGCAAGTCTTAACAGGGTACTCGGCCATACCCAGTGGATAATCCGTTACAGAGTCCACCTGTTGGCTCACAGCGTACATCTGGCGGTCAGGTTGGTACTGTATGCGGGTGTATAGGTACAGGCTTTCTGTTGGCTGGCGCTGACCTAGCTTGGCCTGCAAGTCCTTAGGTAAAGACTGGTACGCTACCTTCTCACGGATGATAGCGTCCAGTACAAGCCCACGCCCATCGCGCCGGACAACAAAGTTATCCAGTGCGTACACAACGTAGGTCTTACTGTTAGTGTCTCTACGCAAGCAACACTGCCCGGTAGCAATCAGGTGCTTCACAGCAAGGATTAGGGCAGCATAGCCGCCCTCTGCCCTGGAACGCTTAACCAGCATCTCCTCCAGCAGGATTAAGGCATCGTTCAGGTCAGTGGTTGTACCCCGTTCCTCTGCCGCCGTGCGGGTATCCTGAGATACATCCAGCTTAACGAAACGGCGGGTAGCGGGGAACAGCAGCTCTGTGAGCTTGGCTGACAAGTTGTTCAGCAGCATAGACCCTACGGATTGATAGTCCCGCCGTACCTCAGCCTGTTCGGCACTGAGCTGGTCTTCTGTTACAGATAGCAGGGAGGCTACTGTGAACTTTGCGTACTGTCTGGACTTGTCTACCACCCGCTGGTCAGTGTAGTTCTGAAATAGGGACTGGTAGGATTCGTTCATCACAGCCCCAGACTGGAGCTAAGCCCAGAGCCAGTAATCTTCTTCTTCTTGCCAAGGGTATCTGTGGATGTAGTGGTGCCGCCGGTCTCTACTACCGGCACATTCTCAAGGCCGAGGTCCTGGCTGAGGTTGGCCTGTAACTGGGCAGCCTGCATCTGAGATGCGGATGGGCCCGGGATTTTAATCTCAGGGGCGCCAAGTCCAATAACGTTAGCCACCTTCTTAACAACTTTACTCATCGCACTCTCCTATGATAAATGCAGTATTTATTGCCGGACACTCTATGAGTCCAAGATATAGTCTGTACTCCACTAGCCTTGGCTATCTGGGTAAGGGACTGAATGAGCCATGCTTGTTTACGGTGGGCGGGCTCTGCGTAGGCTACCATGCAGGACATGGTTACACCCACATGCGGGTCTTGCTCAGGGATTATGATTGCCATCCCTACCGGGCAGCCACCAAACATCAGACGGACTTCATAGAAGTCCCCCATGCCTTGTAGCTGCTCTATGTAGTAATTGTATAGCTCTTGCGGGGAGTACGCCCTAGCCGTCTCTGGGCGCTCCAGCACAATGCTTTGCACTACTTTCCACCAGTACCTGTGTAGGTTGGCAGATGTAATCACCTCACACTGCACATAGTATTCTGACGGTACTGTTAACTCACTCATCGCACCATTGCCTCCACAGCAGCTATCACTTCCTGAGTTCCACCAGACCACATCAAGGTACGGTCATTGTACTCTGGGGTGATTGTGTACGGTGGGAATCTATCTTTCAGGTACTGTAGCTGTGCCTTTGTGAAGTACAACTCTGGTTGATTATTGTTCATCTCGCCTCCGTATCGTAGGGGCCTTCATAGTGCTGTGTTTCATAGGCTGTGTCTCCGTTGGATACTCTTATAGGCTGTCTCTATATCAACACCGGATAGCCTATGGTTTCTGTATAACCTTTGCAGGTAGTAGCTGTAACTTCTGTATCTAGGTTTACACATCAGCAGGTCATGTTCCTCATCTATTACCTTGCCTCTCTAACTTCCGTTAGTGTACTGGTGTACCACCTCCCTCTTCTGTGCGGGTGTGTGAAGGGATTCTCATCCAGCTAAGTATTTATCCTTAGCCATGCTGCCCCATAGGGGCCCGCGGGAAGCCTTGCTTCATAGTGCTGTGTTTCATTAAGCCTTTGAATTTGCTAGGAATACTGCCTTGGCAAAACCCCTTGGAGTAGCCGAACGTATGTTCTTAGTCTTTAGAGATTTACCACCCAACTTTTTATACTGATCTGAATAGCCAGCCTCTACCGTGACTGGGTCCTTTGTAGGCATCACGAACCCCCCGCCAGCCCATATGCAGGTTTTCTTTGGGTAGGCATCCCTAGGCTTAATATACTGAGGGTACTGTGGGTGCTGGTCTCCCTCAGGAAGGTATCCCCCGTACTCCCACGGATGAAACGTATAATCTGGTTTTCTCCAGAGGGTTGATAATACCGATACCGGGTTCTCCGCACCCCAAGGACAAGAATATAGCTCACCTACTTCTTGTACTAGCTTGGCTAACCTAGCCGCATGTATTTGTATGTCAGGGTTAACCGCTAGTTTCTTCTTGAAGTGTGCAGTTCCGCTTACGGCTAGATGGGTGCACTCAGGGAAACCAAACACAAACTGCACCCCCTCACCTACCAGCTCACCTATAGATTGGGCACTATTGGGGTATAGCCACATTCCTACTGTTATGTGAAGCCCGTTCCTATGTACCCCCTCAGGGTGCTGCCCATCAAAGCACCAGCACTCATACCCAGCATCTAGCCAAGGTTGGGCCATAATCCCAGTAAAGTCATACAAAAATATAGCTTTCTTCATAAGAGATTCTCACTAATTAACAAAAGAAGAATTGGCTTGAATTTACATAGTCTAATTCTAGTGTGCCTATGCTTAACTCCGGCATGTTGTACTGTGCCGCCAGCTCAGCTAATACAGTACAAGTCTTGTGCATATTAACAAATTCCCGCCGGAGTATATTGTGCAGCCTGCCAGCATCCGCTGCATGTGTACCAAAAGAGTCATGGACAGATACGAACTGGATGCCCTCTATATGGCAGGTGTCCAGAGTCTTTAACAAGTGGCTAGCATCCAAGCTGTGTACGAAGTTAGGGCTAATACCGTTGGCTGCTTTGTTAGGCTCAGGAACGTTAGTACGGTTGTACACCTGTATGCTACGGGTCTTGTACACCCCTAAGGCTACATGCTGTTTGTGTTCCTTCCCGTACTGATTGACTACCTGAGCCCCTGTAGGTGTAGTCCACATTACATGTTTCCCTTCTTGAGCAGCATTACGGGCCAACTTACGCAACCAGTCCATACATTCTACAGCCGCCGGCACCACGTCCCGCATACTGGCCATGAACTTGCTGGCAAGATATAAACCAAGCCGTCTAGTGGAGTACCCTTCAGGGATAGCCGCGCCTGTATCATGCAGGTAATCACACATGTCCCCGGCAATTCCCACAAGGGTAGCCCCATACACAAAGGTCATGACAGGGGGCTTAGCCAATGCCCGAGGGATTCCGTGCTCAACCCAGAACTTGGCTTCCAGCAAGTCCTTGCACTCCGGGTCAGCAGCATCCTGCTTGCACCTATCTAGGACTATGCTGGCCGCGTAGCTGTAAATGTCTGCCTTCTGCCCAGGATGATCTATTAGGTTAGTCCACTTCCCTCCTACTGGGTCACGTAGCAGAGCAGAGAAAACTTGTAACCCGGAACAGGTGGCATCCCACTGGGTAATGCACCGGCTCATATAAGTCTCTGGGCTGCCTGTGTTAAGGGCGTTGACCAGCTCTAGTGATGCCACATAAGCACACATTGGGGAGTCTGCCTGCTCCCAGAAGTCTTGATGTAGCTGGGGTATTACTATAGCCTCCCTCAGTCTAGATAGCATCTTCTCAACGTACTGGGCGCGGGAGTCAAAGCCTTCCTTGTCAAAGCCGAAGCAATTGGCTATATGCACCTTCAACCAGTACAGTCCTTCCTTGCCCAGGGGCTTGGCCTCGGCCAGTTCCAGCAGGGCCTTCTGGGAGTCTACTCCTTGAGGGTTAAGGGTAGTGTGATAGTACAGGCGGCCCCGTGTGTCTGCATAGGTAGGCAAGTAAATGGCATTATAATCCTTGACTCGTTGGGCGTCTCGGAGGGCACGATACACAGAGTTAATCACAGACTTGTAAGTCTTCTGCTTGTCATGCCAACGGCGGCGCATGTCCCGGTACCATGTACACTCTTGTACCAGTTCTTCATCCCCTCTTAGCTTGGCCTCTTTGATGAATGCAGAGATATTCACTACTCCAGTCAGAAATGGTGGGGTAGGCGGCTCCCGTGGTGGACTGGGTAGTCCGAACCCGCCTGAGCCTATGACAGCCTCCAGCAGGGTTAGGGCGGCGGCATTAACCCGGTATGGTACAGCACTGAGCTTATCCAGTCCTTGCATCACAGGGGACATATCCAGCTTGAGGGCTCGATAGTCCTTACTGCGCATACCAGTAAGCCCCAAGTAATTAACTCCTAACTCCCCGGAGTAGTACATACCCCCAATTCCTTGGGGGTTAACCGGAACAGGTGGACGGAGTAACACAGGGTTACAGCGGTTAGGGTTAGGCCGCTCTAACACCCCCTCAATAGACTCCGCTACCTCTGGATGCAGCTCTACAGTGTGGACTGGGCTACCCTTGCCGGTAGCTGTGCGGGTGAACTGGAACAGCCCGGTGCCCTCCAAGGCATCCACAACCAGTCCGCCTATAGTCACGATGCCGGTAGGCTGTAACTCCGCTGGGGGAATCCCCATGTTGTTCAGGGAGGCCCGTACCGTCCGGTAAGCATGGTTCACGTCCTTGGTCTTCCGGTCGGCCAGTTGCTCCTGAATAATCTGGCAGTACATGGGGTTAACCTTGCTAGCCCGTTTGAAGTTGTACTCAGCCAGCACTGCCTTGCCTATCCCTTTGCAGGCCGCGGCCAGTGTGCCTTTGGTAAGGGCCACCTCCACCATGATGGACAGGCCAAGGCAGGCTACCTCTGCCTCCCCAACATCACGCAACATACCGCGGTAAGCCCCGCCCCAGCCACGGGAGCGGGTCTCGGTAATCTCCTTGAGCTTGGCTTCTACGGCAGGAAGGGCCAAGGCCATAGCCCGGTACAGCAGGGGTACAGTTTCGTAAGTCCCCTCTGACATACAGCGGCGCACCATGCCCACCCACTCTGTATGCCGTGTCAACAAAGCCTGTTGCTCATACGCAACGTGTTCTTCAATAGAGAGTTCAGGGAGCATGGTGTTTCCTTAATGCTAGTCAGATTGTTTGTAGTGGGTGCAAGGGCCGGGCTGGTCATACCCAGGGCATCTCTTACATCTAATATCCAGCTCAGTCTGTACTTCGTGCTTGTACCGCCCGTAATGTGTAACGGACAGGCCAGGGTAGCTTCTAGCTTCTTCCATCATTCCTCCAACTTATACCCAAGTACCTTGGCTAATGCCAGGCATCTGTCTGGGTACCGTCTTAAATAAACCTTCGTATGTGCCTTGAAGGCCGCCTTATCGACAGCCCACAGGGTCACGGCCATATCATTGTACCATAGCCAAGTCTTTTCTAGCTGTGACATAAGTGTTTGTGCTGCTCGTACAGCTCGGTGTACTTGTCTGACTTGGCAATGTCCTGCTCCAGTGCGTCCTTCTTACCGGCCCGGAGGCGGTACTTCAAGCGGTTGCCTAGGCAGTATCCGTAGAATTGCTCCTGCGTCATGGTACGGGCAATGACTTGGATGGCCTCTAGGTCTGGGAAGAAGGCGTAATGGGCGGGGGAATCCACCAAGTCCTTAGTAGTAGTGCTACCTATCCCAACGCAAGGGGCTGGCTCGAAGTCTTTTGAGTACCACCAGCCTAACATATGGTTTGTTTTTATCATCCCCCCATCCATAGAAACATCACTTATTACCCCCGTGTGCCCTGCTGGATATAAATCTGGCAAACTATCATTCACCCGCACCACCACATCCCCAACCTTGAACTTACTCATTCTTTGCTCCTACCCATCTACCTGTCTCGTCCATAACCATAGGAACCAACACTGGCTCCCCGTTCATAATCACTGCACAGCCCAGCATGGGCTTGTTCTTGGTGTGCTTTCCGTACGCAAAGGCCAGACTCTTACGGTCAATGCCACAGCCTGCCACCATACCCCAGTACAACCTAGTGCTGGACGCTGCATAGCCTATCTTGAACTGCCCATGCTCATGCCCTACCGCTACGTTACAGCCTTCATGTGCAGCATCAGCCACTACATCCCCGCTAGCTTGGTGCTTGAACAGGATTAGGCCAAGCGGGGTGTTAATCTTCCACCCGTCCCGCCATGACCAGCCCGGAGCACCATGCTCAGGGAACAGCACATCCCGGTACTTCTTAATGTACTGCACAGGCAGGCCGTGGGCCTTGGCCCTGCGGTATATCAGGGAGCCATGGTTACTGTTACAGAGTAGCAGGTTAGGAAAGGCTGTGTGCCACTGCTCCAGCATGGACTTGGCCTTCTCCAACTCTGCCCCAGCACTGTCTAGGTTAGGGTCTGAATCGTGAAAGCTGATACTGTGTTGGTCAACTTCATCTCCCGCCTGTACTACCAAGTCAGGCTGCACCTCTGCTGCTACAGCCTTGCAGAAGTCCAGATAGTCTGGGTGGGTGTAGGGTGCATGTAGGTCAGTGATAAACAGGATTCGCTCAGCGCAGTCTGGGATAAAGGACAAGTCCCCAATATCATCCTCTGGGCTTGGGCTAATCAGGCGCATCTGCTCACGCAGCGCCTTGTCAGCCTTGGCCTGTGAACCCGCATTAGTGATGAATACCTCCCGCCAATAGCGGGTTAGTTGCCGAGATATGCCCTTGCCAGACAGTCTGGTGAACTCACTGGCCGCCGCCCGGTCTGTCGGGTGGGCAGTCAGGACTTCCTTGATTTGTGTCGGGGTGAACAGCTTCATTAGCTTCGCCATTAGCTTCTCCTCTTGGCAGCAGCCGCAGCCCTACGCTTGGCAGCGGCCTTCTCTTTCTTCTCTTGTTCAGATAAGTGGCTAGGGTAGGTCAGGCCGGTCCGGGCTGTGCGCAGATACTGCACTGCATTCTCCAGCCACTCCAGCAGGCTGAGCTGCTTCTTAGCCCGGTTGCTGGCGTTCTCTACCTTGCCTAGCTGGGCGTTGCACCAGCGGTGTACTACGCCCCGTATCTCTCCGGTGGAATGGTCATGGTCTACCACTGAGTCTGCGTAGACTAAGCTGGACTGGCACAAGGGGCAGATACCCCCTTGCCTGCCCAGTGCATCCCGCCTGTATGAGTTAAGCTGAGTTCTGGTCAGCTTCATCTATCCTCCCTTAGGGCCACTATTACTAGCAGCTACCACTACAAATATCATCACCATCAGTAGATTCAGTACTAGGTGTAAGTCCATACCAAGTCCTCTTGTAAAGACACTCTTGTAACCACTCATCCTGCATCATCCCTAGCTCATACAAGTACCTTGGGAAGCTGTATTCTGGCTCCCGATATAACCACAACGCGCACCCTTCCGGGAATGGGTTCTGGTCTATGGCCTTGTAAGCCTCTAGGACGCGCTGTGCTGCATCCTTCTCTGAACCAGTACCATCCAGTAGGGTGTACGCTGCGGATGCACCACAGGGCTTTCCATGCAGATTAATGAGCCCCTTTATGTTGTCGGCAGTGTCCCCCATCACCATCTGTGCCCAGAAGAACAGCGGCCCGTGCCCAAGTAGGCTGGCCCCACTGGCCTTCTCCCGCCAGTACAACCGGCCAGCCCCCTCCTTAATGGTGGGGTACAGCTCCAGGGTGTACGGGTCTAGGTACGGGTACTGGGTCATGCGCAAGTCCTTGTCCTCGGAGTAAACCACACCGGCCTCCTTGAACAAGTAGCTATCCATGATTACCCCGTCGTCTGCCTCGTACTCCCTGTGCAGGGCTACCTGCCAGTTGTCAGGGCAGTGAAACATATCTGCCCCAATGGCTTGGCGAAGTGGCTCGACTAGGGCAGGGCGGGCCTTGCCTGAGCGGTTACCTTGGTATGGCTTAACTCCCAGCAGACTGTACCTTCCGGCCTTCCTACTGTCCCGGCTGGTCAGGTGCAGCCGGACATGTGAGGCTCGGGCCAGGAACTCAATGGTCTGTACCTCCTTGATGAACCTACGCTTAGCTGTCTCCAGGTTGTCCGTGGTGGCAGCGGCTTTGTATATGGCAGCGTCTGCGTCAAGTATAAGGACACGGCCCTGCACCGTGTCCTCAAACTGTTTAGGCAGGCTGTCTAGGCTGAGGCCTAGCATCACATACCCGGCATGGTAGGCATACCCGGCATAGGAGGTAATGTTTGGTTAACCGCTGGGGCGGGTACTGGTTCAGGTTGTGCAGGCGGGGTAGGCAGGGAGTCCGGCAGGGCCTTGCCCCCGGCCCCCAGCATCTGCTCCAGTGGGGAGCCTGAGAAGTTCAGGGCACCCATCAGCTTCTCCTGTACCCAGTTCTTACTGGTGCCGTCAGGCTTAGTACCGTCAATGTGCAGGCTGTCCCAGCCCTCTTGGGTCGGGGAGTTCCAGAGGAACAACTGGAACAGTTTGTCGTTCTGGACTTCCGGCACAGGGTACGGGGTCTGCTTGCCAGTCATAGGGTCAACCTGTACAGCCGGGCGGATAGAGTCCAACACTAGGTTCACATAAGACTTCTCACCACTCTTGGTGTGCTTAATCTCACCAATGAAGCAACTGTTCAAGTGCTGGGCGAAGTGCTGCTTGTCCTGCTTAGGGGTCATCTGTCGGAACAGTTTGAATGCGGTAGACGCATCATTGCGGGACAAGTTCAGGCTTTGGCTAGTGATAATGCCGGGGTGCATTACACCGTCCTCCCCCAGGGTGTGGAATGTCTCCCCATTAGGGGCAGTGCCAAACACTGCGAACTTCAACCAGAACTGGTCTTGGGTCTGGTCAGGCTTGCCTTGCAGCTTGCGTAGCTGCTTGCCAAGTTCAACATACCCAATCAGGCGTAGGAAGCACGGGCCTTCGGGCAGGACACGGGCCGGGCCTGAGCCGCGTTCCTCGGCTTGGTTAAAGTCCACACCGGACTCGGTAGCATAGGAGTTGGCTTGGTCTAGCAGGGAGGACAGGGTATTTGCTTGTTCAGTCATGTTTGATTCCTAATGATTTCAGATAGTTACGTTTGAATTTAGCCAAGGCTTCTGCATCTACCTTGACGTGTTGCTTCTCGAACATACTGGCCCCGGCCTCAACCTCAACAGGGAACGGTACGTTCAAGGTGTACTCAGGCCAGATGGCCGTGAAGTATTCTGGGATAACCTCCATAATCCCCTTGATTGCTAGGGCCGCCTCGGCCAGTACGTCTTTGTGACAGTCATAATATGCGGCATCATGCACTTGGTTAATGGGTAGGCACTTACCCCCAAGGAAGTTCTTGGATAGAAAGTACCGGAACATCAGGCCACAGATTCCCTGCATCCAAAAGGCAGTCTCCCCTTGGATACCGTAGTTCCGCATCTCAGTAGGCTTATACTGCATAACCTGCTGGCCCTGCACACGGCGTAAGTGCTGGCGGAAAGAGTAACACGTTCCACCTGGGCTACGCCAGTATCCTCTCTTGTAAATGCGCCAGACTCCATCATCAGTCTGTTCCCGGTGCATGTTCTTGGCCCCGGTTTCTTCCACCATCGGGAATACCTTAGTCTCATAGAACTGCTCAACCTCGGGGAACAGTGCCTTCTCTGCGTCAATAAAGGCTTGCGCATCCTCTACTGTACAGCCCGTGGCAAAGGCAATGCCATGAGCTGTTGCACCATATTGGTCTCATGTATTCAACAGGGGGCGTTAGTCCCTGCCCGTTCTCTTATGAACTGCTGCATGTTCCCATGCAGGATAGACTATCTCATCATGTGTTCCCACATGCTATGCGCTTCCACCCACTTGGGTGTACTCCCTCTCGGGATAGTCGTTACACCTTACGAAAGGCCAACCAACATTCGTGTTCAATCTGGTGGCATCTCTTACATACCAACTCCAGATTACTCTTCACGTTATTGTCTCGGTTGTGGTCTTTATGGTGTATCAGGAAGTTAGCATCCTTCTCATGCCATTCCCCGCAGTGTGCGCAGAACCCTTCCTGTTCAGCATAAAGGTCATTCAAGAACCACGCCCTATACTTCTGAGAATGGCAGCCTCCCTCGTTAGCCCCACCAGACCCGACCCCTGCATTACCCCCGCGCTTCTCGGTACGCTTGTAGCTTTGCTGGCGGTCCTTTACTAACTTACGGAAGGCTTGGCATTCACCGCAGAATGGCTGGGAATTCCCGGTAGGTACAAACACAGTAGGGCATGCCCGGCATTTACGCGGCTTATGTTGCATCTTGAATCCTCTCATCTTGGCTCGGTATTGCCCGGTCTGGGTGTCCACCGAATTCACATAGTTTTACTTGCGCCATTATGTTAACGCAAAGGCTTTCGGCTTCACATTAGTCCGTAGCTTCTTGTACTCTTTGTGGTCAGGGTGCGTCTCATCCTTGCACTTCTTGAGGACTTCCTCATAAGGCTCCCCAAGCTGCTGGGCCAGACGCATACAGTGCATGTCTGTGCCGCTGACCAGCGCCTCCATTAGAGCCTTGTCTTGGCTGAATGCAGCCAAGCCTACCACCTCCAATGCAGAGTAGTCTGCCTCAATGATTACCCCGTCCTCTCCAAAGCGAGAAACAAACATTTGCTTCACATCGGACGTATCCCCCCGAGGGATATTCTGTAGATTAGGCCGATTAGAGGATAATCTACCGGTGACGGTACTCGTCACGTTCAGGCTGTGGTGCACAATCCCGCTGGGCTGCGCGTACTGCAACATGCCGGACACCTTCCCGCCATCGTCCTTTAGATAGTACGTCCCAATGTCCTTGTCCAAGGCGGCCAGCTCATGCATCTGCTTAGGCCCGTTAATGTCCAGAGCAGCCAGTACCTTGAGCACATCCCCGCTTGAGCTGTACACTGGAGACCCATCACACAAGGTGCGCTTTCCTACCCACTCATCCTGTGCTACGGCCTTAATGTCCTTGGGCAAGGATTGTATAGGACAGAGCCCCGGGAGTTGGCAAAGCAAATCCCCCTTCTTGGTCTGTGGTACTGTGCCGGGCACTTCCACAAACTTGGGCTGGCCTTTGTTCTTGCCTGCTTTATACACGGCTTGGTGGGTCTTGGTTGGTACGTGGTAGTACAGCCCAGAGTTAGCATCGAACATAAGACCATCGTTAGTCCCAGCCTTGAGGCTTTCAAAGTAAGGGGCCAACACTTTCTCATAAATAATATTCCCTTCTGCATCCGTCCGGTTAACCCGGCCCTCGTACTTCATCACCCCGCCGAACAGGAAGGATGACACATGGTAGTCCGAGCTGAGCTTGAACTGGGCCCGTGCCTCCTCCGGCATATCGGCTGGGAGCATGGCGGTAATCTCTGCCCGTAGCTCAGCAGCCCTAGCACTGGACTTCTCAAGGTTAGACATGGCTACTTCCATATCAATCTTGAGGCCATTGTGCATACACTCAGAGAAGAACAGCATTCCCTCCATTCTGACCAGTGCCATCATGAGCATACCCTGCTCGGACAGCTTGGCCCACTGCCTCAGGAATACCTTGGTAGTATTTTCCACGTCCCCTTCCGGGCCTGACAGGTACTCACTCAGCAGCTCAGGGTCAATCTGTGAAGTCAGGAAGCCCTGCTCCCATAGTATCTTCACCCCGTCCACCTTCTGTGTACCGCCGTACACCGGGGCTATTTCGTCCAGGCTGGGGTATCTGTCTTGCTGGTGGCTCAGCAGGTAATGCGCGTAGGCGGTACAGAACACCCTCCCCCCTCGCTTGAGGAAGGTCAGGAATTCATCCCGGTAGTGCATCAGCCACCATGACATTTCATAAGGGGCGTTGTGCGCCACCAACATATCTACCCCGTCCAGGTGCAGGGCTTTCTTGGCTAACCAGTCCTCCCGGCTAGTGAAGCGTTCCTCCAGTCTGGGGTGCTGGGTTACTCCCTCTGGTAACATATCCACCAGCCTGTACCCGTCCATGACAACGTAGTTATCAGGGCAGCGTGGTGAGGCCAGTTCCCCGTACCATGGGTTTGACTCGGTCTCGATATCTCGTATCATTACTCGCATGGGCGCTGCTCCTTGGTATCAAACCATGGCACAGGATGTTGTATAACTTTCTTTACCCTGCCATGAAATGATAGCCAAGCACAATCCACCTCATGGGGCTCTTCTTCATAAAAATACCACGCACCATTCCCATCCATCGCCAAATACTGCGCCCACTCAGGCGCATCTTCCCAACTTGGTTTACTCATACTCACCTCAACTGTCTATGAACCTGACCCTTGCCGGGTCGTACTGACACTCACTACGCAGATACTGGGGCTTGCCCGGCTTCTGCAACTTAGTCTTAACTATTGACACCCCACGCACCGCTTCAAACTGGGGGTCATCCAGACTGCCTATCATAATCTGCAAATCCAACGTGCCCTGTACTGCTGTCTTACTGTCCTTGATGGCAGAGTCGGGAGGGAATAGCATGTTCTTCCCCTCATCTGAAATCTGGGCAGTGCCCACAGCGATGAAGTTATGCAGGGCAGCCAGCTCTCGGAACTCTGCCCACAGACTTTCCATCAGGTCAGTCCGGTTCCCCGCTGTGCTGGAGTTAGTTCTGACGTGGGCCACCATGTCCAGCACTACCATGCACGGATTCCATGCCTCAATAATCTGCTCCACCTGGGCCATGCTGGCCTTGTGAATGTCCTTGGGTATAACCCGGCAATTGCCTGTAGCCTTGAGGAACTTGGCTTCCATATCCGCCTTGTCCATGCGGGCCAACTCGTCAATGGTCTTACCTAACACAGATTGGTACAGCCGGGGAATCCCAAACCGTACCTTAGACTCGTTGTTAAGCCAGAGGATGGGCCGTCCCGGATACAGCTTGGCACACTGGGGCATGAAGTGAGCTAGGTTATCCAGCAGGAATGTAGTCTTACCCCTGCCTACACGGCCTGCAATCATCACCAAATGCCCCGGCATCAATCCCTTGATGTGCTCGGCTATACTGAGCTGGCGGAACCGTACCCCCTCATCCCGTTGCATCTCTGCAATGACTTGCATGGGGTCTACGTCCTCATAGTCCATCACTGAGCCAAAGCCCACAGACTTCCTAGTATCCTGTGCAATCTTCTGCACCTCATAAGTCAGGTCTACCTCTGCCCCATCCTCATAGTCCAGCAGCAGCTTCTGTATCTTTCCTGCGGCTGCCCGCTCGTACAGTGTTTGCACCACCCCGTCTATGGCAGAGCTAGGTGGGGTGTACGCCTTCATCTGTTCAACCAAGTGCATCAACAGGGTTAGCTGCTCAGGGCTGGCGCTGGGGCAGCGTAGCCGGATAAAGCTGGCTAGGCCATCCAGCTCCACACAGGAGTGTGTGGGGTAGGCTGCGAAGTACAGGCCGTACCAGTCCAGTAGGCTGGCCGTGGTAGTGCCTAGTGTTTCCTTAGGCACAGTCGGTATTAGCTGCTTGTACTTGCTGCGCTCCCGCAGTACATGCAAGATTAGCTTGTCCATGAATCCTCCCCGTAAAGCCTAGTAGGCACAATGAACGGCCCTGCATGAAGGCCGTTGGGTGTGGCTACAGCCCAGTCTATTTAGTTTGGAATGGGCGGAACTTATGCAGGGGGCAGCCTGTGCTTGCACAGTCTCGAATATCCCTACGAAAACCTGGCTCTAAATGTTCTACGGTACACCCCATGCACTGGCAGCACATAGCATGTATAGCCTTAGACCTAGTTGGGTTTTCTAGCGCCCTAACTATAGGGTTTGTTTGTACTTGCAGCTTATCCATTTATACCTCCAATACCTTAAAGTGTTGCTTCAATTCCGGCCTGCACTGCACCTGCCTAACCCCGGCCTTGAGCAGCACACACAGCACAGCGTTAATTGTCTGTGTGCTGGCCCTGTCGGACATTAGCACACAGTCTCGGTAGTTGTTCATGTACTCACTCGGGTAATGCACTACCTGCACCGGCCCCCCACTCAGCAGCCCTATACAAGCCTGCACCTTCAACGGACTGTACCACCGAGCACTAGCCGCCCCTGTATAGTCCAGCCCGTACCAGAACTTGCCTGCATCCGGCAGGTACAGCCGCCCAGTGCTGGGGCTGACGCGGAGCAGGGTTAAGTACCGGACAAGGCTGTACCTATCCAGGCACTCAGACAGCCCCCTGTGCTCGACCAAGTCCGACACAGTCAGAGAGCGCACATCCGTAGGGATGCGGCCTGTCTGCACCTTTGGCTTGGGCTGGCCTATGCTGGCGCTGGCCTTGTCTTGTCTTCCCCCGCACCCACACCGGAAACAGAATGCCCAATAGTGCCCCTGCTCATTCCCCACAGTCATGGCCTCCCGCTTACCACAGGTGTGCCGGACTTTCTTGGTCTGGCCTACAGCCAGGGCCTTGGCCTGGGGGAGCCAAGTGGCTGGGTCTAGGCGGCTCATACCCTATACTCCAGTACTGCCCCATATACTCTTTGTAGATGCCCCACTGGGTCATTAAGTAGCTCCCCCACATCCCCGCTTAGCATTATCTCTATGAGGTCTGGTAAAGTCTGCTCTAATCCAGATAGTACTGCGTGTAGCTGCCTACGCATACACTGTATTTCTTTCCCTGGGTCTTCCATGCCAGCGCATGCGTTGACGCATGAGACGATGCGGAGTGCGTTGGCTTCTCCAGATTCTTCTGTTGGGTATATCCAGCTATTAGGGTGCCCACAGGTTGAGCCAATAAATCTGCGTGACCCAGCTCCTTCAAATGCTGGTGGCTCAACAATTATCCTCGCGCTTTCACTGCTTAATGCCCAAGGCTCTGGCGTGTGCTTGCTCATACTTCCCCCTCCGCTCTGCTCAGTACCCGCTTGGCTGCCTCAGCACTAGCCGCTGCATCCATAGCCTCAATTACCCGCGCTGTCTGTGCCCATGCCGGAAGTGTTACCGTGCTCAACAGGGCTTCCATAGTGTGCTCATGCACCCGGTCTTTCCAGTCCATAGCCTCAGAACAGCACAGGCATGGGCAGCGATCCCCATGCCCCGGACCGGTTAAGGGCACTGTCCAGCGCGGGGCTTGGCCTAATACGCTACTCATTGGGCAGTACCTCCCATTCATCAAATGCACTGTTTAACCGCGTGTGCCTAATATCCCCAACGTCATCCACAATATTAAAATCCCCTTCCGTTAAGGGACCAGACGCCACACACCCAGAGGATATTGACACATCAGCATCTCCCGGCCCAGCGACAACCTCATAGATGCCGCCAATGGTTACATCCCTACCCGTAAACCATAGGGCCCTCACCTTAGTACCTTTGGTCAACGACTGCTTAACCATGAAAACATACTCCCAGCAGAATGATGAACTCAGTCAAGGCAATGCCCAGCAGGGCAGCCCTTTGCAGCCGTACATCTGCCAGTACTACCTGTGCGACTTCCCGCTCCAGTTGCAAGGCTTGGGCAAGGGTCTCCTTGCGTTGGAGCTTACGGGACAGGTCGTACTTGCACGCTTGCAGGTACTCTAACTCGTCCTGCAATCGGTCAGCCCGGCCCTCGGCTGCATTCAGGCGGTCAGCGAACTTCCCTTCCCAGTCTTCTTCGGTACGGGCCAGCTTGGCCTTGGCGGCCAGCAGGGCCGCTTGTGGGTTACGTTTAGCCATGATTATTCCCCCTTCATATACTTTAAGCCTTGGCCAGCGTATGCCCCTATATTAATTAGGACTGCCGCTGGAACGTACCACCACAGGAAATCCCAGCCTCCGGTTAGCACTTGAAGCTTATAATAAACAAACGCGCCCGCAATAAACCCAATAACCTGCAGAACTTTTAGAAAGGCTTTCATAGTTATTTCTCTCCCAGTAATTTACACAGCTTGGCCTTCTCCTGCTCGCAGTTGGCCTTGCTGCTGTCTTGATAAAGGGGATGCATGTTATCCCCGTCCAGTGTTACAGCCCAGTACAGCCCGGAGGGCGAGCGCTGGACTCGTAGTCTATCAGCCATTTAGCCACCCCACAAACTCTACAGCCAGTAGGCCAACTCCGGCCCAGAAGGCCACACATATGGCCAGGATTAAGGCCCATGCGGATAACACACCCCAGTTAACCTTAGTCATAACTGCTCCTGTTGGTGCTTGTAGTTGCGCTTCCACTGCTCCAGTTGCTCACCCCACGGCCCATCTTCCCGGATGTAAGCCCAGTACGGGGCACGGCCCTGGCCTGTGTCCCGGGTCAGGATAGCTACCCGCCCGTCCTCGGTGTCTTGGAGCTGCGCTGTGCTGGCCGTACCCTGGGCCGTGTCCTGCACCATGTTGTCGAATGTACTCATTTTATTAACCTCACTCCACCCTTGCCAAACTATTGCACTCATCTCGGCGCTGGTCAGGTGCTAAATTAGTCCAGCAGAAAGGACTCTGAATGCTGTTGCAGCCACAATTGGTACTTGTCCATTTCGAATCCCGTCAGTGCGGCCCACGTCTCTGGCCATCCCATCATCCATTCCTCGAAACGTGGACAATGCACTCTTCCAATCTCGGTCTTGCGGAATGGGTTTGATGATCCGCCCCCATTCGTCCAGTCTTCCAGCTATGTGGTTCACTCCGCCATTCACTCCGCTTGGGGTAGGCAAGAATCCACATTCTATCTCGCTTGTGAATTTTGCCGAGGTGCCAAGCTCCAAGCACGCACCATCTAGAGTCATACCCCATCTCGGCAAGGTCTGACAAGACAATATCCAATCCTCTAGTCCTAAGCAGCGGGGAATTTTCTGCGAACACAAGACCAGGCCCAACTTCCCCAATGATTCTTGAATATTCCTTCCATAATCCGCTGCGGCTTCCATCAATTCCAGCGCCTTTGCCTGCGCTGCTAATGTCCTGACATGGGAATCCTCCTGTGATAATGTCGATCTTGCCGCACCAGGGATTTCCGTTAAATGTCGATACATCATCCCACATTGGGAATTTATCGAGAACTCCATCTCTTTGCCTTTGTTGCAGGCAAGCTCTTGCGTCGTCTCTAATCTCAACTGCGCACACGGTATTGAATCCAAGTAGTTTTGAAGCGAGAAGTCCACCGCCCCTTCCTGCAAATAATGCCAACTCATTCATATTCCCTCCTGTTGGTTATACCTAGAAAGCCCTGTATCACGCTGCACAGGGCTTTGTGGGTACAGCCTACCCAACCCTACAGGGCTAGGCAGGCTATTCGGTACAGGCTTATTTAGGCTGTTTCAGGCGACGGGCTGCCTTAGGGCGGCAATTGGCTACCCCTTTCACTGTATCCTCTACCCCGCCCCCGTAAGCTAGGCGGGCACCCTTAATTACGTCCTCTAGGAAACTGCCCGCGGGGGATACATATACCGCCCAGTCCGGGGCACCTTCAAAGTCCTCGGCAGAGCCCCACAGGATTTCCCATTCAGGCTTGGCTGGCTCTGGTTCAGACTGGGATGGGGCAGGGCATGGCTCCATATCCACCCACGGTTCCGCCACCCCTTGGGGGTAAGCATCCCCAGTGTCTGTGAAGAACGGGCAACCTGTTCCGTTATCCCGTTGTAAGGTTGTAATGGTGCCAGGCTCAAAGTACCAACTCTTAATAACCCGGAACCAGTCCCCCTCCTTGGCCCCCACTGGCCGCCCATTAGCCTCACGCTGCACAGTCGGCTCGGGATGTGGCTCTTGGGCAGGCTCTGCGGCCTTCTTGGGCTTGGCTAGGCGATAGGCAACAATATCCCCACAGTACCCCACATGGTTCCAGTGGTAGTTATAAGCACCTAATGCAGACACTTTCTTGTACTTCTCCCCGTCCCGGCGCTTAACATCAATCAGAGTCCCTTCCGGCACAGGGCATTCCCCACCTTCCCACTTAATCCACGGGCGCTTGGCCTTCTTGGGCTTGAGGGGCTCAACAAAGTCTAGGTGCATGCAGGCCCCCGGCCCCCCATCCGCAATGTTGTAGGCGCACTCCCCGGAAAACAGGGGGTTTTTGGAGCCATCGTCCTCGAATAGAGTGACGGTGGCCCCTTCCTTGAACCCGCAGACATGGTTATGTAGTACCTGGAACTTGTCCCCTACCTTGTAACCCAACTTCTGACACGGTGTTTTCATGTTTATATCTCCAGTAATTAATGGGCACTGTAAATCCAGCCAGCACAGCCCTAACCTAAGGCCGTCTTGGCTGGAATCACACCCAGGCCGTGCCAGTCTATGTGCTGGTCGGTGCTGGTGTACCCGTACCCCCGTCATAATCAGGGGAAGTGGGCTAGTCTCTCGGCCCTCACAGACGGGCCTCAGCATCTGGACAGGTACGCACCCCTGTCTGGTGTAGTGCTGGACTTTAAGCCTTAGCGGTTACAGTGTCAACCCGTTTCCACCATGCCTCGTTGCTACCAGGGCAATTACCCTTTTGAGTGTCGAGGCGGGCAGTGTCACGGGCCGGACGGGCCTTGTTCTGCTTGCGCTGTCCCTTACGGGTGAACTGTGGCGTCGTCATACTGTTTCCCCTTGTTGCTGTCTGTCCGTTAATCAAGCCCACTGCCTAGAATGGGCTTTGTTAACGGCTACTTATATTTTCTCATTATGTCTCTGGCGTACTCTGCTGAGTGCCCCGCCTCTAGCTGTATGCGCTCCAGCACACCCACCGCCTGATCTATCATGGTGATCAGTTGTTCCCTTGTGTATCGTGTAGGGTTCATTAAGGAGCTAATAACCCCTTGTAAGAAGTCCTCGCTGGGTAACTGTGGTAGAATCTCCCCCTCTACATCGGAGGGCAGATTAACCAGCGTAGCCGAGTATTCCAAGGCATTCACCGCGTCCCGTTGTAAGTCCCCAGTATACCCCCGAGCGAGTGCCGGGTACTTTATGCACTCCGCAATCTTCCAGTAATCCATGTAGCCTCCTACTGTCCGTTAATCAAGGGCACTTGCCAAGTGCCCTTTGTTAGCGGTTCAGTCAAACAAATCCCCATCCCCAAACAAGTCGCCAAGGATGGCCCCAGTTACACTTCCACCTACTATGGTTCCTAAGATGGCGCTGTCTGTAGCGTACCCCACTACGGCGGATAACAAGGCATCACCAGAACTAGGCTGAGGTGGGTTCACCTTGCCGACCAGTTTACACCAGCTTGCGTGGTACTCCCCGTTAGGCTTGCCGCAGTATGTACAGAAGTTGCTCATATTTGTCTCCTCAGTTGCTTGTATGGGCCAGCCAGTAAACAAGCCCTTGCTCAGTGTACAGCCCCGCCAATACCGGCTTGTGCTGACCCTTCCGTACTATCTGGTAACAGGCCGGGCCGGTACAGGTTCAGGGCGATTGTAGCGTGGCGGTGGGCTAGGGTTTGGTTGTTACTCTTCATCGTCTTGTCCCTCTTCCTCGACAATCCACTCGGAGGGGGCCCAGTCGGAATGGCTGGTACAGTCGGCAATCATGGCCCATACTGCCATGGGACAGTGTAAGCCACCAAGGCCCGCGTCACGCAGGGCTTGCGCTGCTGACTCTGCTGACTCTGCTCCCAGGCTATCAAACATGGCGTCCTGATTGTCGGTGTGCTGGAGTACTTCTAGTGCCTTGCTGTAGTAAATGCAGAACTCGTGTCCGTCAATTACTTCGTACAGGCACTGGTCGGCGTATTCTTCAGCGTCCCCGTCCCAGGTAAATCCCTGCTCCAGTGTGTCTGCCTTAACTTGGTCAACAATAGATTTGATTTCAGTCCAGTATTCGTGTGCGTTCATGGTATTACTCCTATTATGGGGCCGGTATGGCTTCCCTTGTTGAGCCCGTCTAGTCTTAAACGGGCTGGGCAAGGGTTAGTCGTTAAAGTAAGCGGCTTGTGTATCAGCGTCACAGGCCAGGGTTATGCCAGCGTCTAGCAGGTCAAGACAGTCCTGCAAGGTTAACCAGCGGTAGTGATCACATAATGTTAGGGTGGTCATGTTGTTAGGCCTTGTTCCCGTTAAGTATATACGCCGCCTTAATGTTCCAATCCTTTAGGGTATGCGCGGGAATATCATCTTTGCCCGTCCCGTTGTTCCAGTACCCCACCGCAATGTGCAACGGGTGGATCTCGTACCATCCCCAGGCAGTGCCATCACAGTTTGGGTGCCGGTTAGTGCGGCGTTCTATCTTAGGGGCATCCCTGGAGTACCCTTTGCCGCCGTACCTTACTATATGGCGATTCCACGCTTCTAAATACTCTGCGGGCTCTTTAAGCATTGATTTAAACCTCCTCCTCACCCATCCAAGCAACCACTTGGCGGGACAGCTCACGACAAGCCTTGCGCCCAGGATTATCCTCCAAAGCCTCATACGGGGCAGGTAGTACGTCGTGGATACGGCGGCGGATTCGTAGTTCTGAGTCCCCAGGGTGGGCGATGCACGCCGCCCGCCCAGTCATGCTGAACGGTTTACCTGTGATGGTGTTACCGTGCCAGTCCGGCAGTGCTACCCACAACTTACCATCTACGTCTTTAGTTACTTCACAGTCAAATATTTTCATAATTGTTTCCCCTTAGTTATTTGGCTTGTCTTATTACTAGGCACTGGCTGGCAATGCCTAGGGTATAAGACGGGCTATTACAGGGCGGGGCCCTCGTTCTCCAGCTCGTAGTAGTATTGATGGTTCCGCATGAACTCCCGGTTACATGCGGGGCACATGTGGCAGAAATGCTCAATCGGCATATCATACTGTTTAGCTTCCCAACGTATATTGGCCTCTTGTGACTTGGTCAGCTCCCGGCGGCAATTGTCACAGTGCATAATGGATTCAATAATCATAGGGGGTATCTCCTAGTAATCCGCCTGTATGCCCTTCGGGCTGCTAGGCGGTGTATCTCGTTTCGATGGAGTAACCTTAGCAAAGCGGATTTATTGGTGTCAAATTTATTTTTAGTCTTGTGTGTAAAGTTTGATGTATATCACATTCTTCAGTCTAATCAGTACCTAAAAACAGGGGTATTTACCAGTCTAAAACTCCTTATATATCAATAACTAAATGAAACACAGCACTATGAAGCAAGGCTTCGGGCCCGTCCCTATGGGACAGCAGGCTCTGGGGAACCGCCCTCAGGGTGGATGAGAATCCCTTCACACACGGGCACAGAAGACCGAGGTGGCACACCATTACACTGATGATAATCAGGGAGGCAAGGTGATAGATACGGAACCAAGGTAAAGAATCCAATAGATACAGACTGAACCTATAGATATAGATACCAAGGATATGGATACTGATACCCGCTAGCACAGCTCCTAGGTACAGGACAGGTCACGGGGCGGAGCCCCAGGTATAGAGGGTGCAGGACAGAACAGCCCATAGATAGGCCCGGCAGTAGCCCTGAAAAGAGGTAGGGAACAAGGGCAGGCACCAGCCATAGGTAGCCAAGGAATAGGCATAGGGTAGCCAAGGGATAGGCCAGGGTAGGCAAAAGAGGTAGGAGGGTAGGCCAGTAGGCACAGGGAGGTAGCCTAGGGATAGGCAGAAAAGAGGTAGATGGGTCAGGACACTCCCCAGCCCACCCCTCCCCACCCACCACCGCCAAGCCCTACCAAGCCCGGCAGAAGCCCTAGCCAAGCCCAACAACAGGGCGGAGCCCTAGTACTAGTAGGTGCAGACCAGTCCAGCCCAGCACAGGCCCCGGACATAGCCCTAGCCATGCACCAACCAGACACCATGGCTGCCCACCGCCTAGCCTGTACACACTACACATAGCACACACAAGACAGGCAAGGAACAGGCCCTAGGACAAGCCCAGGGCCATACCCTATGCCTACCCATAGCCTATCCCCATGCAATGCAGCATAGAGCGTTCTAGGGCCATCCCCGGCCATGCTATAGGCCCAGCCTAGGCCAGGGTAGGCACTACCCCCGGTCTAGCCCAGCCCCAGCATGGCGGGTACCCCTACGGGGGAAAGGGAGGGGCTGGCTGGGTCGAGGACACCCTCGCAAATCTGCACCATTTTTAGCCCGAACCGGTCTACACATAAGGCCACGGTAAGTCCGTAGTGCCTTCATAGAAGGTCAACCACCAGAACACAGGGCTTGCTGCCTGAGCACTGTGGTTAGTAAATGTGAACACGTGCTGCCGGTTAGGGCCTAGTACAGTCTCCTTACCCGGGGCATCTGTCCCAATCTTGGAAGACCCTGTACCTGAGCCTATAATTGAGAATGGCCGGAGATACTGCACCCCCTGCACTGTAACTGTAGGGTTAGTAACCACAGTAACCTCTGTCGTATTAGCACTGGTCGTGTTGGCATTGGTTGGCGTTGGTACAGCCGTACCTCCTGTGAAAGTACAAGAGTGTGCAGCACTGTACTGCAACTCTGTAGCGCCCCCACCAAAGGTGATTATACGGCTCTTAATCAGCACTGGCTTGCTTCCGGTAGTGAACCCTATGGTAACAGTAGCCCCTGCCCCTATAGTTGCAAAGCGGGTACTTACATCAAACTCTACTCCGTTCTTAACATTCGCCTCGGTATAGCTCTGCACAGTGAAAGCCCTGCGCCCAGCTAGGACTGACAACAGCCAGCCCCATACCCCTGCTTTACCCATCAGTAAATCTCCACCTTACACCCAGCCGGAATGACTAGGCCGGTAGGGTCTGTGAAGTCAATCTCTGTGTGGGCACTAATTTGGTACTCATCCACTACCACTGGGGTAGTATCAGCCGTACCCACCACCGTGACGGCCTTCCCTGGAGCAACATACACCAGACACTTCCGTAGGCCCATCTCGGACACAAGTGTGTCGGTTGTGAGTAATCTCATACCCGCTCCTTAGAGCATACGGATAGCGTCAATCATATCAGTGGCACGGACAGGGGTTTGCTTCATCCACTTAGATGCTTGGATGCCAGAGATAGCCCCACGGAAATCCCCTGCCTTGAGCAGCGGGTACGACCCAGTGAACACAGCCTTGAAATCCCCGAGTTGGAAGTTAGCACTGGCCAGTACAACCATGAACCACGAGTGATGGATTCCAAGCTCAGCGGCCTGTTCCTCTGCCTTCTTAACCGCTTTCTGGCAGTCCTTAGCGAACCAGTCCGAGACCTGTTTCTCGGTGACAGCATCCCCCAGTTTAAGGGACTTCAACTCAGTGCCCGTTAAAAGGTGCCCAATGCCAGCTGTAAGCTTTCCTAGGTGGTCAGCATACACTTGCATTACCTTACCCTCGCGCTTCGCTAGGAGGCCTTCTAGGGCCTTTAAATCAACCTTGTACATACGACTCCTTATTGTCCCCAGAACATTCCAGCAGCCTGCAACAGGCCGGACACATCCCCGGACTTCCATGCAGCCACAGCAGCGGCTACAACAACAACAAACCCGGCCAGCCATTTCAGGCCACGGGCAGCCCCACTGAGCAACTTCCCAGCGGCTTGTAACGTAGTCTTAATCTCTTGAATGTCTTCCACAATCTTTAGCTTCTCCAGTACAAGGTTCCACCGCTCATCCCCTTCTTTCTGGGCAGCGCGGAACGTCTCGGCCAAGACCTCCACACGGGCTACTACCTCATCCACCTTACTGACATGGCCCATAGCCTGTTGCTCAAGATGGCATACCCGTGTCTCCAGCTTCCCCAGTTCCCGATACAGCTCTTTGCTCGGCTCTTCCATTCGTATGTCTCGCCCATGCTGGTGCAGGTAGCACCCAAAGTAATAACAACAGGGGCGGAATCAGGCCAGCTAAGAAGGCTATCGCCAAACTCTCTGTATCGTTCCCTGTGAGGTTCACAGTCTCAGCCTGTACGTTCCCCGTAGTGAAGGACTGGCGTTGCTGTACGGTCTTTTTAGAGGCCTTGGTGACAGTGTTTACTACACCGGCCTGGTCTACGTCTACATTAGGAGAAACCTCAGAAGACTCCTCCTGTGCGACAG